GTAAGGTAGGTACAATCTTCAGTGACAACTTTAGTACCACCGGTGCTAGTCTATTGATTAGAGTAGAAGAGGATATGAATAAGGCCTACTACATGGAGTGTTATGGTGAACATGCCAATGTATCTGGTAGAAGAGTAGATGGGAGTAAGAGGACAGATAAGCTGTATCATCCTACACCTGGATTAAATACAATGTCTATTGCTCAGTTAGAGAGATGTATAATAGGAGTAGTATAAAGATAGTTGGGGTATTAGTTGCTAGTTACAATTATATTTCGTATCTTTAAGTATAAAGCAATAAAGGTTATGACATACACAGAACAAATCAAGAAGAGTAAAAGAGTATTAGGGTTGATAAACGACCTGAAGGATCAAGAGGTATTAGAGTTTACCTATGGTAAAGGCTGGAAAGGAGAGCCTAATGTATATACCCTTAAGTGTTGGAAACATAAGGATGGAGAGATATCCTATAGTGTGTGGACTAACTTCAGCGGTATGAATGTAGGTTCATTATCTAAGACTAGAGTAAACTGTTATACTTACGATATGATGAGCCAGAGAACTACCTACTCATTCAAGCTATGGGAGATGGAGGTAGGGTTAACAGTAACTAACACAGACAAACAATAAGATATGATCATATTAGATATAATAGAGAAGCTAAAGACTATATTAACTGTAGTACTGATACTTACAATAGGTGTTAGCTTTATACATGTACTAATCAATATAGGAGTAGCTGTGCTGGGTTATATATTCAATTACCCACTACAAGGCTTTCTAATAGCATTAGCTATGACTACCCTTCTATTTCTTTTACCCGACCGGAAGTAGTTGGGCAACTTGCCATCATCTAGATATCAAGGTGATATAACACTGACAGTATAGTTCCCTAAAGGGTTGGTAGCCTGCACCTGCGGAGCATACCTAGTTGCATAATTCCTACGATTTTTAGGTGTATAGGGTAATATATATTTATATATTGTTATGGATCTTCATCATCCAAATCCAACTTACTCCATCCATCCGGAGGAAAAGGTAGGTCTTCTTTCTTACCCCTATTCTTATCCTCTTTATCACCCATTCCGTACTTGATCTTTATAAATAGAACCAATGCTATCGACCATAGGATCGTAATCATCAGTGTTAATGGTGTTCTTAGTATGATATATTGTGCAATTACCATAGATATTAGGCCTATTGCTATCCATACTAGTATTTTAAATGTTTTATCTGACATCATTTATGTTTTCATTACGTTACTATATGCTCTCTGGTATATATCCTCTAGTGGCATATTAGGTTCTTGTGCTCTTACCTTCGCTACTTCTTTGAACAAACTCTCTCTTTGGCCATGTTCGTGAGCATTGTATACGAGGTCTTCTATAGTGGACATATGTTATCAGATCTTATTATATAATTAATATAAGAACTTTTATGGTAGTTAGCAACTAATATCAAGAAAATTTTTCCGCAATTTTTTTTGTCTATAGGGGGTATTCTTCGTATATTTATATATGATGTCAAAGTTAGACCCACATACACTGTTCTCAATCTTCGAAAAAGGGGATGAAGAGATATATGAAGAGCACGGACAAGCCGAAGTGCTTAATAATCCTTTTGTATTAATGGGTATGGTACTCAGAGGCTTAGAGAATTATGATCTTATGAGTATTCTATATAAGCGTAATTACCCTAAGGAGTTTACAAAGGTAGAGCATAAGGTTAAGTATGCATATTACACCAAGCTTTACGGTTATTTATTACGTATTAACATTAAATACGGTAAGGGAACATATACCATTGGAGATAGTTATGAAGAGAATAGCATTATACGCTCTATGGATACTCTAATAGATTTTTTCGTTCAATATGAAGAGTATGAGAAATGTGCTGTTTTAGAAGAATATAAGGACTTAGTTATATCTAAACAAATAAAGGACTTATTAAAAAATAGTCACTAGAATAGTTGCCTTACATAGTTATTTTTCGTATCTTTACGTATAAAAGAAAGATATATGAAAACTTTAACTTACAACGATTCGATTACAAAAATTCTTAGATTAAACAACAACTATTTTATCCAATCTTGGGATTATATTACTACAAAAGATCTTCACGGATTTAAATTATCTAAATCGACTATTAAACACCCTTCGTTTAAAAACCCTCTTAGTCAAATATTAGATCCAACACAAGAATTTATATCAAAACTTTCTTAAAATAGTCACTTAAAAAGTTGTTAGTTACAAAGATATTTCGTATCTTTAAGTATAAGATAAATAAATAAAGGTTATGGCAAATTTAAACACATTCTCAATTAGTAATCAAAGTCAATTCGATGAAGCCCTTATGTGGGTCTCAGATTTATACAAAGACGTTAATGGTTTCAGACCAAGAGGGTATAACTTCAGTAGCTGGTCTTTCCAGGAGTTAACTGATTTCATTAATGATCTCTCTGATATAGCTGATAAACAGGTACAGGATGAGAAAGACTTCGAACAGAAGGCCCTTAAAGACGTTATGTCTGTAGGAGCACCTGATAAAGAGACTGCTGCTAGGTGGTTAGATCAAGCTGATGCTTTCTTCATGTATGGGGATGATACCTTCTATGATGATCATATAGAGAAATACGGATGGGTGGCTAAACAATTTGAATTATGTTAGGTACAAAATCATCGCGGCAACTTCGCGCGTTTCGCGCGGCGGCCTACGGTATTTTCCTTACCTTCGCCCTCTGCCTCCCTTCTTATGCTTATACACAAACTATATTCGTTACTGAGTATCAATCGGAGGCTGATGTTAAAGTTTATGTAACTAAGTATATAGGTGATGCGGACTTAGTTGTTTACGTGGTTAAGTATAAATCCGAAGCTAGCAACCGGAATGGTAAATGGTTTTACGTTGATTCTAAGTTTAAAAGTGATAAAATAGTATTTTTTACCAAATATAGAGCTCAAGCCGACGTAAAAGTGTACTATACTCACTATAAAAACCAGTCTAAATGGAGAAATTCAGAAAAGTTTCATCTTTTTCACTAAAACAGTTGGAAGTCTGCCTTAGATTTAATATCTTCTATATATGTTATATAATATAATTAATAAGTTATAATAAAAAATATATTTAAATACATATAATATTTAGTAATAAAGTAATAAAAAAAAGAATTAATAATAAATTAAAACGGTTATCTATGTTAAGTGCAGAACAAATACAAAAAAATTGGGATAAACATATAAAGATTATCAACCATTACATTACCGGTGATAGGAAAGATAAGATACTTAAAATGTTAGAAACCCTATCCGAAATCTATATAATGGCTCCTGCTAGTGGGAAAGCTTGGTTTCATAATGCTTTTGCCGGTGGATACGTTGATCATGTTAATAGAGTTGTACAATATTCTATTAAACAGCATAATTTATATAAAGAAATGGGTGGGACTACTGATTATTCTGAAGAGCAATTAGTATTCGCTGCTTTATTCCACGACTTAGGTAAACTAGGAGATGGTGAACAACCAAATTATTTACCTCAGACTGATAAATGGAGACAGGATAAACTATCTGAAAAGTATAAGAATAACCCAGATATAGATTTTATGTTAATTCAAGATAGATCTTTATATATTCTCCAGAAATTTGGTATTCAATGTGATCAACAAGAATTTATAGCTATCAGAATACATGATGGAGTGTTTGATAAAGCTAACGAAGCATACTTCTTCAGTCATCAAGAGAGTTCTAGACAAAAAACTAACATGGTTTCAGTTTTACATACAGGAGACTTCTTAGCTTCTAAGGTAGAATATGATTTATGGAAGAAAACACAGAGTAATACTGGCAATAAACCTCAGAATGTTAAAACCTCTACAGGAAGACCAGTAAAATCATCAGAAGGATTAACTAATTTACTTAAAAACATTTAACATGAACATTAACCCAACATACTTTTACATAATAGTTACTATTTTAGTTGCTTTTTCCGGAATACTTTCGTATATTGTCCTTAACCTATTAAGTAAGGTAGAGAAGTATGAAGATGTCACCACAGATCAAACAGCATATCTACAAAACATATCTAATATTATAGGGGAATCACAAAAGCACCTTAACAGCCTTGATGAACGTGGGGTTTTCAAGTCAGATGATGAGGTCGGTTATTTTTTTAATCAATTAAAAAAGGTGCAAGAAGAATTAAATCGATATATGCTCCCACAGAATTATGGCAAGAAAGAAAGCAAGCGCTAATTATTTTACTTCAGAAACAGAAGAATACATAAATAGGTATAACGAGTCAGATAATCAACAATATAGGAACGGAATATTTACAGACCACATTTACTACCCCTTCTACAAGTTAGCTGAAAACATAATACATACTTTTAAATTTTACTACACCGATGTTGATCGGATAGAAGACCTCAAACATGAGGTTGTTTCTATGTTATTAGAGGAAAAGATTGATAAGTTCGATAAAAACAATGGTGCTAAAGCTTATTCGTACTTCGGTACTATAGTAAAACGCTGGTTAATAAACTACAACAATAAAAACTATAAGAAGCTTAAGAAGATAGGTACCTTTAATGAAATGGAAGACGGTTACGATACCGACTATAGAGTAGATGATGAGAGTGCTATCACTCTTGGTAAGTTCTTAGACATGTATGTAGAGGAGATGTACGAACAGCTTGATATACTATTTACAAAACCCAGCGAAAAGAACATCGCCGATGCAATCCTCACTATATTTAAAACAAGACAAGACCTAGATATCTTTAAAAAGAAAGCTCTTTACATATACATAAGAGAAATGACTGATTGTGAGACACCTCACCTTACTAAAGTGGTTAATAAACTTAAAGTAGAATTCTATAAATCTTATGAAAAATATAATGATAGAGGATTAATACGAACAAAGGTACTTTAAATCTATTTATAATAAAAGAACATGAGTACTGATAAAGAAATATTCAAAGGCAAAAGCCTTTCTGATCTTTTTGGTGAAATCTATGATAACTCTAAAGAAACCAAATCTCAAGTAAAAGCCCTTATAGGAGAGCTTAAACCTCTTATAGAGAGTATTGGCGATGCTACTTTAATAGTGCCAATGATTAAAGAGTATATGGAGATAGGAGTTAAAAATGATGATGCCTTAATAAAGCTAGCAACAATTATTCAGAGAATAGAAATTGCTCAGACAAAAGGTGAAGGAGGAGACCTATTTGATTTTGATTCACTTCAATCTCTTTTAGAAGAAACCGAAGAAACACAAGAAGAAGTAGAAGCTTCAACTAATACATCAGAAGAAAAAGAATAACAGGTATGTTAGATAGTAACTTTAGGACAAAATCTCAAACAGGAGGACTGAGTAATAGTGATAGGGGAAACCTTAATCCTGGCAGAGTCGTAGATGTTATACTAAATTCTGAACATAAATACTACGACAGATACGGAGGTCCCGACTCTATCGGTATCGTACTGTATATTGATCTCGCTGACGGAGTAGACACATCAGACAGCGGTGATATAGTATACTCAGGTATAGCTTACCCACTTAATAGGGATATTAATACTCTTCCTGTAAAAAACGAAATAATCCTTATACAAACAGGACCAGGTACCAATCTAGGACAAGCCAGCAGCTACTCTAGAAAATACTACCAGACAGCTTACAACTTATGGAACCACCCTCACCACAGCGCATTCCCAACAGATATAGATCAAGAAGGAGTTAATATAGGAGAGGCATTTGATGTAAACGATAAGTTAGCACCTTTACAGCCGTTCCCAGGAGATACCATTATATCAGGTAGACTAGGACAAACAATACGTATGTCAGGAACAGAACTAGAGGAAAATAAATTAACCGATGACTCTAATAAGGATAAACCGTTTATCATTATAAGTAACGGTCAAAAAGAGACCCCAGAAGGATTCACTCATATTGTAGAAGATATAAACGAAGACCCTTCCTCTATATATCTAACATCAGATCACTCTGTTCCTTTAATTTTAGCTAATACAAAAAGAAGCTCTTACGATAAAGCACCAGATCTACCTTCAAAATACCAAGGCTCCCAGTTGCTATTTAATTCAGACAGAATAGTCTTAAATGCTAGAGCAAACGAAGTACTTATATCTAGTCAAGACTCTGTAGGTATTAACTCTAAAACAATTAACATTGACGGAGAAGAGTTTTTGTGCGTAGATGCAGATAAAATATACTTAGGATCAGGAGCTAGAAAAGCATCAGGTAACGCAAAACAACCTGTTATGCTAGGACATCAAGTTGAAACCTATCTACAAGATATTATAGACGTACTCGAAGGCATGTCTAGAGCAATGATGTCAGCTACAACAGTTAAAGGAGACGCTATACCGCAAATAAATATGAAAGGAGCATCATCACTAGGAGCTTTTCAATCTCTTAAGAATAGAATTAATCCAAAAGGTAAATCCCTTTTAAAGTCAACTAAAACCTTTGTAGAATAATGCCGTGTAGTATACCACCATCCAAACTCGCAGAGTTTATAGCAAAATTTTTAGGGCAACTAGAATCTAGGGTCTATGCACTAGTATTAAAAGAGGTATCTAAAATACAACAACAGCTATTAGGCTCCATATGCCCTCCAGTAGCAGAAATCGAAAAGATATTAAAGGTTAGGGACAACTTAGTAAATGCAATTAACGGATTAGAAAAGAAAATAGAACCCGTTAAGAAGTTTGCTGATATATTAGACCCTCCTATTAAAGCAGGTAAAGTAACAGTTATGGTATTAGAAATGATAGCCATACCCGGTACAATAGGATTACCACCAGGTCCCGGAGGAGGAGTTATCTTTTCCGTATCAATTGGAGCACAGAATAGATTTGCAATGTTACTTAACCTTGCATGTCAAATAGTAGATATGTTATATAAAGACCAGCAAGCAATCAAAGACTTAACAGATTTAGGATTCTCAGGATTACAGCCATTAAAAACTAAGCTTGAATCTATAGATATTAAACTATGGTCCTGTGTAGAAGGAATGCCACAAGCTGATAAAGCTAGAATATTAGCAGGAATAGAGAACCTACCTTCTAATGCAGGCTTAAGTAATAAAACAGGTGAAAATACCTTTGAGTATTTTAAACGAAGTGCAACAGGAGGACCAGGTACTCTATATACAATAAAGATATTAAAAGATAAAGAATCACCAGAATTTGCTCCAAGGCGGTATGCAGTAGTGGAAGACGCTCAAGGAGTAGTGGTTTTAAAAGGACCATCATCATTTAGTTCCTCTACAAGAATACTAGTAGACGAAATAAAATTTAGAATTAACAATCAACTTCCATAAACTAACTATTTATATATATGAAACTAGATCAACTACGTAAAATTATTCGCGAAGAAGTAAGATCAGCTGTCAAAGAAGAGTTACAAGAAGTAATGAACGAGGCAGTTAAAGCAGCGAGTAAACCAACTCTTACATCAAACACAGTTACACCTACCCAGGTAGAAGTAAAAGCACCAAGTCCAATGAATCCAGTAATGGGCAAAACAACATTAGACGAAATGCTATCAATGACTAAGCAAAATATGACCAACGAAGAGTATAAAAATGTATTCTCAGGAACATCCGATATGGTAACACCGGGTCACTCAATGGCATCAAATGTAGCCTCTCAATTAGGTAGAAATAGTGGCGGAGCACCAGGCATTGATATCACTCAATTAGATTTTGTTAAGAAAGCAGGAGACGTATTCAATGCAGCAAACAAGATAAAAAGGTAAGTAAATATGGCATACGGAGCAAAACGAATTAATCCATTAGATTTAGAGAAAAGAAGAGCAGTAGGTATTACAGTTCCCCTTTCCGGTAAGGCTGTGTTTAATTCTTCGTATGAAACTAAAGATGCTATTAAGTCTAACTTAATTAACTTTATTCTCACAGGAAAAGGAGAGAGGTATTTTAACCCAGCATTCGGTTCAGGGATTAGAAATTTAATATTCGCTAATATAAATAGAGATAACCTAACAAGCTTAGAACTAATTATTCGTGAAGAATTAAATACGTACTTCCCTAATTTAAATATAAATGAACTCACCCTTAAAAGTGAAGTGGACGATAACACAATACTATTCTCTCTCAAGTTTAATATACAGGATACAGAAACAGAGGATGAAATAACAATTAACTTCGAACAATAATGGCTCAAGACGTTAACATAAAATACACCGACAAAGACTTTAATAGTTTAAAGTCACAACTAGTAGACTTAGCTAAGAATTACTTTCCGGATACATACAACGATTTCTCTCCAACATCACCAGGAATGATGTTTGTTGAAATGGCAGCATATGTAGGGGATATACTATCATATTACCAGGATTCACAATTACAGGAAACATATCTACAGTATGCCCAAGATCCTAGTAACCTATATACATTAGCCTACCAGATGGGATACAGACCAAGAACAACTTCAGCATCCTCTGTCGAAATAGAACTTAGACAAAGAGTAGCAGCTTCAGGGTCAGAATATGTTCCTAACTTTAAACAAGCACTAACTATAGGAGCTAATAGCGTAATCTCCGATGGCGTTCAGAAATTCCTAATTGAAGAACAAGTAGACTTCTCTTTCTCAAGCTCATACGACCCAACAGAAACTCTAGTTTACTCAATTGATAATAATCTTCCAGCTGAGTACGAACTCATTAAGAAAGTAAGAGCTAAAAGTGGAGAAATAGTTACTCAAACAGAGACAATAGGAACAGCATCAAAGTTTCTAACATTGACGATAGAGGACACTAACATTATAGGTATACTTGACATAGTAGACGGAAATAATAACGTTTGGTCTGAAGTACCATTCCTAGGACAAGAGACAATATACAACGATACAGTAAACGGAGGAGATAACCCAGATAAAGTTCCATACTTAGTCTCTACATCTAAAGTAGATAATAGGTTCGTAACAAGGTTTAACTCTATAGGTCAACTGTTAATACAGTTCGGAGCAGGAACAGCAACATCTACCGACTCATCTTTCTTGCCTAACCCAACAAATGTAGGCTCACCAGTCCCAGTAGGGGGTACAAATAAGAGTTTAGAAGCGTATGACCCTTCTAATTTTCTATATTCAGGAGCATACGGCAATGCCCCAGCTAACACCACCCTAACTATTAGATACCTAAGAGGAGGTGGAATAGAAGCTAACGTAGAAGCTAATGCTTTGAATACAATTGAAAGCGTAAATAAGACAGCAGATGATTTAACATACGCTGGAACACTTTTAGTCACCAATCCAAAACCAGCATCTGGAGGAAAAGACGGAGATACAATAGAAGAGTTAAGACAGAACTCCTTGAAAGCGTTTAACGAACAAGGGAGAATGGTGACAGCTCAAGATTTCGCATTTAGAGCTATGACAATGCCCTCTCCATATGGTTCTATTGCTAAGACGTACGTTACCCAACAGGAATCAATTATTGCAGCAGATGCCCATAGCCATCCGAACAACCCATTAGGTGTAACACTTTATATACTTGCTTATGACAATCTAAAAAACACAGTAAAAGCATCACCGGAATTAAAGACTAACTTAAAAAACTATCTAGCTCCGTACATGATGCTTACAGATGGACTTACACTTAAAGATGCATTCACTATCAATTTAGGAGTTAAGTTTGACATTATAGCACTACCTAATATGAATTCAAGAGAAGTTCTTAAAGCATGTACAGATGTTCTAAAAGATCATTTTGATATAGATAACTGGTCAATAAATCAGCCAATCAATATATCTGCAATTTACACTTTACTTGATAGAGTAAAAGGAGTTCAAACAGTACAAAACATACACTTAGAAAGCTTATCAGGAGAAGGGTATTCTATCTACGACTACGACGTTATGGGAGCAATGAAAAATAACATACTTTACCCGTCTTTAGATCCAATGATATTTGAAATAAAATATCCAGACACAGATATAAAAGGTAGAATAACAACTTTATAATATGGCTAAATATAGAATATTCCCAATCCAAGATGCATTTCTTTCTACAGAGAGATCAACAGCGAATACAGGGCGAGATGAATTATTAGAAATAGGAGGATACCCTACATCTGATTCCGGACATACACTAAGGACGTTAATTAAGTTTGACGAAACAGAAATAAAAAATGTTCTAAAAGATAAAGCAGGTATTACATACCCTATAGACACTACACAGACACCGACATTTAAAGCCAAAATTAACTTAGCTTTAAATTACGCAAACGAACTACCTATAGCATATAAAATATCAGCCCACCCAGTAGCAGACAATTGGGATGAAGGTACAGGAAAGTTCGGAGATGTACCTGTAAATCATACTGGATGTAGTTGGATCAACAGACTAGCAGGAAATAATCACCCATGGACTATAGTGACACAGCAAATAACCTCTACAACCGGAAACGGATTCACAGTAGATGTAAATGAACTACACACAACAGCCTCATACGAAGCTGGATTAACAGGAGGAGGTAGTTGGTATTTTACTACAGGAAGCTCACCTACTGTTCTTTCAGGCAGTCAGTCCTTTAATAAGAATTCATCTCATGACGTAGAAATAGACGTAACTAACGCTACCATGTACATGACTAATGGGTTTATTGCTAACAATGGCTTCATTCTAAAGGCAGAAAACTCAATAGAATTTAACCAGACTTCAACAACTAGGTTAAAGTACTACGGAGAAGATACTAATACTATCTACCCTCCATTCATTGAACTACAATGGAGTGATTACTCACATTCTTCTACTCTATCAGAAGTAGTTTCACCCGACGTTGTAGTTTCTATAAAGAATAATAAGGGAAAATATATAGACGAAGGAAAGCAAAGATTTAGACTTCATGTAAGACCTGAAAATCCACCTCGTTCTTTCACAACAGGCTCTGCATACACAGTTAACCATACACTCCCTACAGGTTCATTCTGGGGACTTAAAGATGAGAATACAGAAGAAATGGTATTTGATTATGACGAATATACTAAAATAAATGCAGATAATACTTCTAATTATTTTGATATATATATGGACGGACTACAGCCAGAAAGATACTATAGGATATTAATTAAAACAGAAATAGACGGAACAACTACAGTAGTCGATAACAACCAAGTATTTAAGGTAGTCAGAAATGGATAGAAAAGTAGAAATTAAAAAAACAGTCTTTGATAGAGACGGATATAAGAAGACTATAGATAGGAACTTTAAGTTCTACAAAGATCCTGAACCTTTAATAGATCCAGATACTGTAGAAGAACTTTTTAGACTCTACGATAAACTCTATATGTTAATTCCAATCGAAGGTCAAAACTCATCTCACCAATACCTTGTAGAAAGAAGCTCAGAGCTATACCAAATAGATTCTCAATTAGAAAACATTCAACCCCTTTTAGATGAAGTAGCATCTCTTAGAGGTCAAATACTTGAAGGTAACAGACAGATATTAGCACTAGAAACACAGCTAGCTAATGGCGGTGAAATTAACTTTGAAGACGCAGAGCAAATGGCTCTTCTTAGAGGTCAGCTAGACGCAGCAAACTCAACAATAACAGTATTAGAACAAGCCAATACGATAGCAAACTCAGCAGTAGAACAAGCATCCGCAGCAGCAAATGCAGCAGCAACAGCAGCAGCAGAAGCAGCTGAAAAAGCAGCAGCTGAAAAAGCAGCACAAGAAGCTGCAGATAAAGCAGCGCAAAGCGATACAGGAGAAGTAAATGAAGTATACGGTATACTAGGCAATAAAAATGATAGTGTTGGATTAGCTTATAGGTTTATAGTTAAGAGTCAATACACTATATTTAGATTCCACAGAGGTTCAAATTACTTCCGTAACTATGCTAAATCCTACAGTAGAAAATGGTATTGGCTATTTGGAAAAGACAACAACGATACAGGGTATTACTCAAAAAGAAAACGTAATTATACTAATAATTCAAATCGTGAATACCTTATTCCTACAAATAAAGATACTGCTAACGATATGACACTTGACTTTATAGTATCAGAATTGACCCAAGCAGGGTATAGGGCATCTTCAATAGTGGATGCATTTAAGAAGACAGACTTCTTTAAAGGAAAAATAACAGCAAGAGTGATAACCTATAAGGACCCTGAAAGAGAAGACGAAGTCGGGTACAGATTAAAATAGTAATAAATGGCAAAAGTAACTTACACACTACTGGATAGACCTCTAGGCTCTATAACTGATAACGAGAAATACTCTGATGCAGATATAAGCTTGATAGATAACTATGAGATTAACAAGCAGTATAATTTTGAAAAGAATTATATTGAATCCCACTTTTACTCTATATATAATACTAGACTTCTCTCCGTATATGACTACGAACTACCAACCGAAGTTATAGTAGATAACGAAGACAATTCTACTACAAATGTATCCCAACTTACATTAAAACCTCAGGATATTGCCATTGAGTACGGATTTGTACAGACAGATGTAGCTATAGTGTTTCACTTTTTAAATGATTTATACACTATAGACAATAAAAAACAATCCTTTTATATACAGGAACTGTCTCAAGATAGAAAAGAGATACTGTTATATACTGATAAGATTGAGACTAACCAACTAATCAACATTACAGAAGACCTTAAAGACGGGCTTAAGAACAACCAATACTTTGAAGAACTGTGGCTGAATTGTGGAGATAACGACTTGTTTATAGTTACAAATGTTGATCTATACGAATTAGAAGATAAATTTACAGTAGCTATAAAGCTTTACGAGCCATTACCTAAGCGATACGGAATCAAGAGCTTTGTTCAAGTTGTTGAGAAAGTAAGTGACTCTATAGTAGTTCAAGTTGAACCAGAAGTTGAACCTGAAATTTTAGTAAAACCTAAACTAAGACCAGCTAACTTTGACGTTAAGGTTGAACTTCCTAACGCTAACCCAACACAGTATTTTAACTACGACGAACTATTCAGTTATAGTAATTCAAACTCTAATAGAGAACTATACTCTCTATTAAGCGAAAAAAGCGTAGAAGTAAATATAGATCATAGCGAATATAGAGATTTTATACATTTCTCCTCTGCTTCAGAAAGACTTAAAAACTTTAAATATAAGTTAAAACTTATTGAATCATATCAAACAAGCTTAAACACAGTTACTAGCTTAACATCAACAAACACTGTTAACGTTGTAGGCAGCAATGTTAGGTATACAAATCTCATTAAAGGTATAGTAGGTAATTTTGATCATTACGAAAGACATTTATACTTTGATAGCGGTTCTTCTAGCTGGCCTAAAAGCACTTCCACTAAACCTCACAGTAATATCTCTAGTGCAGATATGGAAGCAGTAAATTGGTATAATAGTCAGATTATATCTGCTTCTAATTACGATGCTCAAAATTACGATGTATTAGGAAACGCTTTACCGGAATACATAAGAGACGATAATGCCAACAACCCCGGAGTACTCTTTACACATATGATCGGGCAACACTTTGATAATTTATGGATATATACAAAAGCTATAACAGATAAGTACAACGCTGATAATAGAGTCAACGTAGGAGTATCCAAGGACTTAGTTAAAGAAGCAATAAGAAGTTTAGGAGTAAAAGTACATAACTCAGAAGAAGGATCAACAGATCTTTTTAAGTACTTAATTGCAAACTCATACGATAGCGGAAGCCAGTTAGAGGTAGTTAATAATCTTACCTCAGTACCTGGTATATCTACAGATGAACAGCCAATATCTAGAAAAGAATATGAAACGGAAGTGTATAAGAGGATATACCATAACATACCTTTTTTAAATAAAGCTAAAGGAACACAACGAGGAATAAGAGCATTAATCAACTGTTTCGGTATACCTTCTGATTTCTTAACTATTAAACAATATGGAGGGAAGAATATAACTGAGGATAAATTCTTTAACTACGATAAACATAGTGAAGCAGCAGCAGATAAACTAAGGATTGAGACAAGAGCAAGCGGATCTGTAAACACAACATTAAACGAATATACCTCAATACAGAAATCAGAAAACGTATTGACACAGGATATTCACAGGATAGAGGTAGGATTCTCTCCAACAGATTCTATAGACGAATACATATTATCACAAGTAGCATCAGACTTCAGTATTGATTCTTATTTAGGGGATCCTAGAAACGAAAACAACCTAGAGTACAGCGGATTAGTAGAACAAGAGCGCAGGACAATAGGTTCACTGGAGAGATACCAACTAAATGATTTTGTAAGAATATTGAAATTTTACGACAATACTCTATTCAAAATGATAAAGGATTTCTTACCGGCTAGGACTACTGCTGATACAGGTATTATAATCAAACCAGGGCTACTAAGTAAGTCTAAAACAAAGACACCAGAACTATCAGGAACACAACTTGATCATGAAGGAGAGATAGATACAGCATTTATTGAAGGCTCCGATGCCGGAGCATATAGTACTGCATTATTTAATAGAACTGAAAAATACCAAAAAGAGTTAGTTAGTAAATGGACACCAGGTGCTATCGGAGGAGCAAGTAACTTATCATTTAAGTTAAATAAACAGACCCCAAACACAGATAATATAGGTGAAATAATCGTTACAGGTACCGAGTTAATACATCCTAATGGAACAGAGTATAAGTACTTAGATAGGGGTTACAACATCTTTACCGGATTAGAGGGTAACACCAGTTCACACCGTAAATCTTTCTTAATGCATAGCGATCAAGGTGTAGTAGCAAGATTCCCTACTCTAACAACCCTAACAGATAGTACTCATCACCCTAATATAGTAGTTGTACTGTACGATAATAATAGCTGGAATGCTGTAGATAATAACTCTACAAAGGCAACATTCACACCATTAGCTAGTGATTTAATAATTGCATCTATAGGTATGACACCAAATGCAGGAAAGATAGATGAATTCCATAGCTTTATGAAATCATTTGCAGAATTTAAACCCGAGCTTAATACAACACTATATCAAGAAAAAGTACAGACAGTTAGCGGTACAACTAAAAGAATGGTAGGGGATGAGTCCCCAAAGTTTAACGGAGAATTAAGTGGTAGTGTTATAAAAATTAGCGATGGTGAATTAAATAGACTAAACAACTTTAAAATACTAGACTCACCACTTCTAAGGTATAATGTAACAACAGTGGAATCTGATAGCGGGGTCTATACCCCATTCTCTCTCAACACTTCCGGACAAACAACTCCTCAACTAGCCTGTGCTCTACCAGCAAGTAATAGCACAACCCAATACCATGACGGAGTAACTACTGCGCCAGCCTCAGCCGATATAGTATATACCGACAGTGGTGGAAATAATCTAGTAGTGGGAGCAGATAAATACTTCCATAGTGGAAATGCGCAGATAGCATACCGAATAGCAAATGATGGAAGTGTTACAGATATTCAAAACTGTAGCCAGTACGATAATATACCGGGAGCACCCCCTGCACCAGCAGCCGCCTTTAGAACTAGCAAAGTTAATAGTAATAACGTAACTTCTGTTCCAATAATAATAACCGGTGCTGAACCTGGAGCAATTGCCAACATTACAGCATCTTTAGGTTCAGACGAAGTCCTTTTAGCACCTGTAATAAGTAACTACGGCTTCCTTCAGACAAATTTAAACCTTACAACTCTACCTGATACAACATCTACAGCGATAGCGCTAAGCGTAAAATTAACCGACCAAGCAGGCAATCAAAGTACAGAAGCAACAATAAATACAGACAATGGGTCTTTTGGCAAAACAATACAAAAAGACGTAGTACCGGTAACAGGTCACACTACATTGTTTGTTACAAGTTACCTAGGTAGTACTCCCCAGATAACCAACACAAGTGGTAACTGGTACATTAAAATAACAGGCCTGCCTACTACCGAAGCAATAACTGCTTCTTCAGTTATAACCTCAACAGGTGGAGGAAATGCACACTATAAGACTACAGCAAATGTAAACAGTTTCTCCAACGGGTCCGGGAATGCTGCTGGATGGGTAGCTGTTTTTAATAATAGCCACAACCTTAATAACGGAACAGTAACAGTCGTAATTACATTAACAGACTCGAATGGGAATATCTCATCAACAGTATCCGACACCGTAACATATCAAGCAGGTACAGCAACAATGACACCATCCTCAGTTAGCTGGGGAGGTAACGCAATGACTTACCCAATCTCTATTACTTCAAACACAACCTGGACACTGTCCTCAAATGCTAGCTGGATATACCCTTCCCCTAGCTCTGGGACAAATAACAGCAGCGGTGCTGGCTTTGTCGCATCAGCAAACCCATATGCCTATGCACGAACAGCAACACTAAGCTTGAAAGTAAATGGGACAACAACAGATTATATATCATTAACCCAAGGTGCAGGTAATAATTGTGTTGATCCAGAAACAGACATAACATTAGATACGGGAGTAACTAAGAAAGCAAAAGATATTAAGACAGGAGACATAGTGAGAACTAAACATGAAACTACTATGGAAATGTTAAGCTGTATTGTTACTAGAGCTCAATTGTTTGTAGAATCTAAAAAACTTAAGGTAATCTATAGCGATAGGGATCTAATATGCAGCCCTAATCACAGAATATATGTAGATAGTAAATCAGAATTTATTGCTGCAAAACTATTAAAAGTAGGAGATATAACCACAGGTTACGAAGTATTAGAAATAGAAGAAGAAGAAGAGGGAGATGTTATAGAACTTACAGTAGAAAAAGCTAGTACGTATATTAGTAATGGAATTCTATCTCACAACAATAAGTAATAGTACGTAAATTAAATGTATAACAGATATTTATATAAAAAGTAGAGTATGCCAAGTCAAGGAGTCTTTTCAAACACAGCACCAGCAGAAGGAGAAATCCGAGTCTTAGTGCAAACAGATGCCGGTAGTAACTTTGTTACCGTAAGATCTATAACTATCTCAGATACTGACCTTGAAGGAAACGTTATAGTACCCTCATTATCAGAAGTTAATAAAGTGTTACTCCCTATTTCAAGTAGCGGAGCTAATACTGCACTAAGTATTACAGATATAAACGATAAACAAGGTTACTTTTTTCTTAATAATCAGGATATAGTAATAGGAGATAGTCAAAGCTCTACATCTTCTTCAATCGCTGTAGATCCGTTTCTAATTGAACCTTTCTTTAATAACCAGTATAATGCGTTAATAAGTAATGCGGAAAATACTAGAACTAATAGCCTAAGGTATGATGTAGACAGAACATCAGGAGGAGTAAACCCCGATAATTTTGACGCATTAATTGGAAATCCCCAAGTAAATTTAACATTATTTCATCAAGAAGGTTCCTCTAAAGTAGCAGAAACAGAACTAGTAATGCCAACATTAACCGGAGCTAATCAAACCGTTAGTGAGATAACCTCTCCAATAAGACAGTTAAATAGAGAAGGCGGAGCACAGGTTACAGTTACATTAGCAGATCTTGATAATACGTTTGACTCACCCGTACCACCAGTCATCACAATACCTAGCAGTTTCCTTAGTAACTTAAGTAATGCTGTAAGCTATACAGTGTACCTGTACCTAGATATATTCACAGAAGCAAGCCTATCATCAGTTAATACCACCACACTGTTAACCCAAACCAACAACTCCGGTATAACCCAAACAGTAAAGAACCAAACTCCTGTAAACGTAACATACACTACATCACAAAACAATCTACATTTAAGACTAAGACAGAGAGTAGTAATAAATAGTATTTCTGGAATTATGGATACTTTTAAAGTTGGAACATTCTTTGGAGAAATGGGAAGATATATGAATATATCAGCAGTTAGAGGTATACAGGTACCTTACGCACAAAAAGCAGCAGTTCAAGACTCAAACTATACAGACACAGGTTTAATAAACGCCAGGTACAACGGAACAAAAACATCCGAAGCAGATTATAGCGGTATATCTCCAGCAATAGCAGGTAAATCATTCCAAGCAGCAATATACCCATACAGTGGTTTAGCAGCAGATCATAATAAAATCTGCAGTTCATCATTAGCAGATAGAGATATCGAAACGCTTCTATTTGACGGTAAAGAAAATGAACCTACAGTAGGGTCCGGATTAGTCGGCACTATAATAGACCCAGACGTACTTACAAATGCATCCGATACTACCTGTAGATTTGACCCGATACCTGGAATATTGGTAACAGAAGGAGATATACTACTAATAGGAACTGAAAAGGTACTCGTATTAAACGTTAACTACCACCGTAAACAAATTCATCCAATTTCTAATACACTAGTTCTTTATTCAAAATATATTAGATTAACCTTACAGAGAGGGTACGACAGTACAACAGCTGTAGCACATCCAACCGGATCCCAACTAACAAGACTTGGAGGATCAAGGCTATACACTACGGAAGGAAGTAGAATTAAACCAATAGGAAGACAATTAGTGTGGTTAAAAGATAGCGCCACAATAGTATCGACAAACGATAAAGGATTTATAGATGCAGTAAAAACTGTATGTACAGTATAGAATATTAAAAAACAACATATTTATAATATATATAAAAGTTAGAACATGGGATACCTTAACAACTCAGTCGTCACAGTAGACGCAATATTAACAAAGAAAGGACGCGAACTACTCGCTCGAGGAGACGGATCTTTTAGAATCACTCAATTCGCACTATCAGATGACGAAATAGACTACACTCTATATAATACAGCTCATCCATCAGGTTCAGCATTTTTTGGAGAAGCAATAGAGAATATGCCGCTATTAGAAGCATTCCCGGATGAGAACCAAGTAATGAAATATAAGCTAGCTACACTCCCAAGAGGAACAGCTAAGCTACCTATTCTAGAAGCAGGATTTGCATCTATAACATTAAAGCAAGGTGCCTCTCTTACTATTACACCGCAAACACTTAACTACCTAGGAGCTACTCAAGCATACGAGACTAACGGTTATTCCGCTACAATAGCTGACGTAAGGTTGTTAACAAATTTTACCGGAGTTGGAATAACATCATCAGAAGCAGATAGATTAAACTCTAATACTACATTAGGTACAAACGTATCAAAAGCAGTTATCGGTACATCTATCAACATTACCGGAACAACAGTAAACACTCTGTACGGATCTAATTCTACTTCACTGACAAGCACACTTACCATAATTGGTAGAGATAGTGGAGCAAGAGTTACTATTCCAATTACAATAACGAAAACAACTTAATAAGATATGTCATTTAAAAAATTCGATAATGAAGACGTAATAGTAAGTGCAGACTCTGTATCATCTACAGTATGGTCTACAGACACTTATGAATTAGATAACTTTGTAACATCATCAACACAAGAAGCATCAACAAGTGGTGATTACTATTTAAATGTATATCAAACAGCTTCAGACTCAACCGCTGCTGCAGTTCAATACTCAATCGCTTACGGATCAGAAGATGGTTTAGGATCACAACCCTTTAACGAAAATGTATCCGGTAAAGCACCATCGTCCACTATATTTGGCCAGTTTAGGTCATTAGTACTAGGTGATGAAGAGTCTAGTTTTCTATACGGAGGTAACACGGGAAACAAAGGCTTTTATGCGATATCAATCAATAGATCGAGATACAAAGAAAAATTACTACCAGGAACCTTCAACCTAACATTAACCCACAACAGTCAGAATCTACATCTAACAGACAACAGTGGACTAACCTCTACAGTTACTTATAGCGACGTAGGTAGAGTGTATGAAATAATATCAGGCTCAAACGGAGTATCTCATGATCTAGGAACAGGTTATACCACAGGAGCATATATAGCATCATACGGTAAGTTTTTACCGGATGTAGGTATACTTCTACTAAACGCACAAGCACTACAGGTAAATCTTCAAACACTACCAATCTTATCAGGATCCGACAGTAGCAATGGAGCAAATAATACAGCATTACACAATGCAATCGCTCTTGGAGATAGCTTTAAATTAAATTCCGAAGAAACAATTTCTTCAAATTATATATTTGTAAGAGTAAGAAATAGTGAATTTAACTACTCATCTAACCCTTCTAATATAACAGGCTCAGGAGAAATAAGACATAATGCTATGGTTAATAACCCACAAGCATATGTAACATCAGTTGGACTATATAATGATAACAATGATCTATTAGGAGTAGCTAAATTATCGAAACCTTTACTAAAGGACTTTACTAAGGAAGCACTAATACGAATCAAACTTGACTATTAATGAATGAGTGCTTACAAAAAATTAAACAAAGAAGATTCATTTCTAACCTCCTATACTGCTCATAAGAGATTTACAGTAACAGGGAGCCAACATGATGAATACGGAGTTGAAACTTATATAGGTATATCTAGCCCTACAGCATTCTTCCCTGCAACAGCAGATAAAAGATTAGTAGGTACAGATAGAGAGCACTACACCCAACTAGTATACGATAGCATAAAACACTTATACTACTCAGGATTCGAAAACGGAAGCCCTGTAAGTAGCTCTAACGATATGTCAGGCTCAGCATATGAAAACTACCTTCAAAGTTCGTATACTCAGAACCAAAGAAGAGCAGAATCTGAATTTACTATTATCTCCATCCCGCAAAACCTATACGGGACAAACATTAAACCAGGAAGCGTACGAATAGAACCAGACATTGCGGGTTCAGGTTCAAATTATGCATTTACTTCTTCTGATGTCGGTGGAAATTTTGTTTCTGAAAGTTATAACGAAGAAATAGATACACTCTACGGAGCTGCAGAAGAGTTACAAGACGGTGAGTATGTGGTTAATGAAGGGGAGTATGTTAATGAAACACAGGATGAGTTTGTAGTAGCAGGATTCGACGATTGGAAAACAACATTAGTAGATGATAAAAACGGTAACTTAATACTATCGGCATCTTCACCGCAGAGAATTGTTGGAAATGTAATCTACTCACACGGGCTTATGGTAATAACTAACCCCGCTATAGGAAACTACTATGCGAATTACTTCTCAGGAAGTGTAACTTGGCAATCATCTCAACCTATTTATACATATAACTACCACTGTCCAATAGGAGAAAGCGAATTTAATAATACGCTTCATCCAACCAGCGTAACAGGTTCAGATGGTACTATAAAAGCAGAACTGACAGGTAGTCACTTTAAACCGTATTTTACTACTGTAGGACTATATAATGATTCAAACGAATTGATTGCTGTAGCTAAAATGGGTCAACCAGTCCCTGTATCAAATAATAACGAAACAACGGTAGTAGTAAAACTAGATATTTAACCATGGCAATAACACTAAGATCAAACAAAGGAACAGCATTAACATACAACGAATTAGATGTTAATTTTAGCTCAGTATTTTACTCAGCATCACTTTCATCTGATTTAAGTCAGTTAAGTTTGTATTACACAGGAAGTGCAGTTCAATCTGCAAGCACTATTAATATACCTCTTAATCCATATACTGGCTCTCAACCAGAAGTAGCTGGTAATGTAGGAGAATTACAGTTTAAATTAAACCCAACACAATTTGGAGGAGCATCCGCAATTGTATACGATAACAGCACAGGAGTAGATGCTTTAGTATTAGGAGCTACCACTGCTGCAACAGGAGAGAAGTTAAGAGTAGAGGGTGGTGATGTATATTTAAAAGATGGATCTAATTTCAAAATAGGAACAGATTCTGCTAACGCAACTATTACATACGGAGGTACTACTAAAGATTTAATACTTAGAAATAATTTCTCAGATAGTAATGCAAATATTGAACTATATAACGGAATAACACCTCTACTTACAGTTACAGGAGACGGAAAAGTTCTACATAGAGGAGCAGCTAATACTCTCGGTGATTTTGTAATAAGCGGAAGTATAATCTTCGGGAAAGATCACGGTAATAACTACAGGTCTAAATTATTCACATGGGATTCAGGTAATACTAGAATTGAGAATAATGTCGGTGCTAACCTACTACCAGGTAATGAACGTGGTATTATATTAGAAGGACCTCACAACGCTCATATACTTATGGGTATACAGTCTACTACAGGGAATGAATCGTTTAGTATAGTTTCTGCACCTCCATCATCATCTGCAGAACCGACATACAATAAAATGGTAGCTCATTTTGCAGCAGATGGAAATATAGGAATAGGAACTTCAGCAACAGTTACAGGAAATGTTCTAACAGTCATCGGAAAAATAACAGGATCAGACGATATCAATATTGATGGCAAAGCTACATTTAGCGGAGACATTTCAGGAAGTGGAGAATTATATGTTAGTCAAAGTGCTACAATATCAGGCTCACTAACAGTTAACTCAATAGACAACGCTTCTTCTGCTACCAATTATAATTTCCTAGTCCAGCAAAACAACGATGTAGTAAAGCAAGTAAATGCAGCTCCAATACCGCAAGGAGGTATTATCATGTGGTCTGGAGCAGTACAATCGCTACCGTCTGGTTGGAACCTATGTAATGGTTCAACGTATAACTCAGTAGTAACTCCTGACTTGAGAAATAAATTTGTAGTAGCCAGCAATAATACTACAGGCACTCCAACAACAACAATCTCAGGTAGTGCTGTGTCTACAGGAGGTAACACAAATCACGATCACTACGGAACTGTTAATTCAACAACACTTACCTCCACTCAAATACCTTCACATAATCATTCATATAAAGATTCCTACTATATAGAATATAATAACCCAGGTCAAGGTTCTAGTGGTACTATTGGTGGAGCAGATTATGTAGGGCCAACACATTATAAAGGTAGTGGAGATAGTGACGGAGATAACAGATGGGTATACTGGAGAACCGGAACAACTAATAACCAGGGATCAGGACAAGGACATAATCACACAATAACAACATCATACCACGTTCCAACATTTTACTCACTAGCATTTATTATGTATACTGGCTAATTCGAGAATTGGAGCGTATTTATAATAAAGGGAATGTACTATGGGTTTAACATTTAGGGACGAGAAAGGAGCACCTCTAACACACGAAGAATTAGATGAAAATTTTAGATCATTCTTCTATACAGCGTCCTTCGCTGAAAATCAATTAATTCTTCAAAGGAAAGACGGAACAACTGCGACTGTACCTATCGGTGGAGAAGCATTTGCTGACTTCCAAGAAAACGGAGGATCAATTGGAGATGTATATATAGCAGACAGCCAGATTACTGGAAGTAGAATGATAGTTGATCTATTCAACGGACAATTCTACGATAAAACCAAAGCTATGAATTCAGATGGAGGAAATCTATCCTCTGATGAATGGTATATAGATTTTGACCCAGCAGCATCAGCACCCTACTACGTACACTTTGGATCCAATTTCGCTATTTCATCTAGCGGATATTTATATGCCTCTGGAGCCGTGATAGAAGGAGACATAACAGCTTCTTCCGGACTTATAGGAGGTTTCAGTATCACACCAGACGCAATACATGGACCTGAGTATCTAGGAGTACCAACCTTTTTTATCTCTGGTTCTGCAACAGCTACAGACCACTTCATATCAGCTTCAAATTTTAACATAAAAGGAAATGGAGATATAACAGGATCATCTGTTCTTTTTAACGGCGGTAATATTGCTGGATGGAGTATTACGAATAGTACAATAGCAAAGTCTACAAATATAGTTTTAGACGCAGCCAATGAAAGTATCTCAATTAACGATTCTACTTTTGGAAATAGAGGTATACAGTTAGAGTACAACAGTGGTACACCAAGATTTTATGTAGGAGATGCAACAGGAAGTTTTGTAAAGTTTGACGGAACAAATGTAAG